CCGGGAGTCTCCTCCCGGGGTATCCCTCCTCAACCCTCACAATTAAGTGATTTTAGAGGAGGCGTCGCGAAAACGCAACGTTTAGCGTCGACCACAGTATTAACCACTGACATAAGTCAGAGACTATACTGTGCGTAAGCCTGCTTACGCTGGAACGGCTAACACCCTTATTCCAGTATTGTAGTAACTGCGTACAGTATACAAAACTTATGAAAAGGAGTTATACGCTTGAGCTCACCCACGGGACTACGGAGTAGTTTACCGGTGGTAAGATGTAGCCCTCGTAAAGAGGACGTTTCTTGGCTTGCCAAGATGAAAGATCGTCACCCGGTATGGCATATTAGTAGCCGTGGCGAGGTACGCCACTATCTAGGGAGTCCAAAACCCGCAAAAACAAGAGAGGTAACTCTTTTGGTAATTGGGAAGTGGTGCCCTGAGACAACACAGCGTAGGGGACATTGATACAAGAGTCCTAAAACGTATCCCATCAATTTGATGTTACTAACTTCTCTTATAATCATATAGGAGAGCTTCGCCGTCATGTCAGCAGTATCATTGATACTTTAGACTTTCAGGGACCAGCTTTACCTTTGATTACTAGATTATTAGATACTATATCCGCACGAGGCTGGACTGATGCATAGAGGATTATATCCTCTATCAGAGTCGCCGTCGTTCGTTATAGTACTGGTAACCCAGTGTCAAACGATGAAGGGAAAGAGTTAGGGATCAATCTCCAAGGAGATGGGATTCCATCTATCCTACCTGGGGTCTACCGGGATGGCCTACGCCGTAGGGACCTTAACATGATCCAAGAGGTTTTGACCGTCTTGGAGTTACGTCTCCTTACCCCGGAATTTAAAATTCCGGATCTCGACCCGATAGTGAAAACTAACGGGAGTAACCTTACTATTGCTGAGGCTCAGCGCCTCTAGGAAAACGCTAAATCTATCTCAAAAGAGATAGATGCTAAATCCTAGAAAAGCGTTGTGAGACAATCAGAAGCGAACTCTACCTCACTGAAAAGTGACAGAGAAGCGACTTCTGAAGCTAACCATCCAGACGACTCTTTCGAGAGATCTGACTCTGGTTAGTTGCCTGCTATGCCTCTTAGTAGTATTTCTACTAAGCAAGGGTTAGACAGCATGGTAAATCTTTTACACGTCTCCCAAAAAGTCATATCTGATTTAAAAATCAGTATTGATCCTAAATGGGTACGTTTTGAAGATTATCATCTCACTACAAAATCGGGTATTCATGGACAAGGATTATTATCTTCCTAGGAAGAAATAAAATATGTTTTACGAACACCCTGGATGTATGAGGCTATCGGCTATTTAGGAGGCCCTAACCTACGAATCAAACTCATCGGACTCAAAGACGCTATTTTTAGCGAATATGAGGACGAGAGACTTGATCTCGATGCCCTTATTAAAGGGATTTAGGAAGGAAATCCAGAAGCCGAATTAAAACCTCGTGATCCTGATGTAATGAGACGCTTGTCTATAGTTAGGGCGCCAGGCGGGAAATCAAGAGTAATTGCTATATTTGATTATTGGTCACAATGTGCTTTACGCCAACTTCATCTTACCATTATTGGTAAACTTGATACTTGGTTTAAAGGTACAGATATGACTATGAATCAATTAGCATTCTTCTCTAGGATCCCCGAAACTAAAGGTCTAATATACTCTTTTGATCTATCATCAGCCACAGATAGGTTTCCGGTAAATTACCAGAAATTCTGTATGGGAATAATTATAGGTCAAGAATATACTGACAGGTGGGCATCACTTATGACAAAACTACCATTTCTTGTCTCTGGTAATCTTTTTAAAAAAGAAGACAGAGGAAAATATGTGTATTATGGGGCAGGACAACCGATGGGAGGATATTCCTCCTGGGCAGTCTTTGCTCTATGCCACCATATTCTCGTAAGAAGTTGTGGTTACATGGTTTATAAAACCAGCTCGTTCTCTAGTTATTTTATACTAGGAGACGATTTAGTCATATTTGATGAACGGGTCGCCAAACTATATTATAGAATGGTTACACTTTTAGGAGTGAAAATATCTATTCAGAAATCTATTATATCTCCCGACTCATTCGAGTTCGCGAAAAGAATAGTAATTTCTGGACGAGATGTTTCCCCGCTACCTTGGACCCAGTTGTTAAGAGTTAATAACCCTTTAACCGTCCTGGCGACGTTCCTTTCGGACTACATCGTAAGATCAGTAGTTCATCGTAGTTTATCTACAACAACTATCCGTAAATGGATATCGGCTTTACCAGGTAAAAGGATCAAATCCTCTTATTCGGTAATAGCCCCTATTCTTTTACAGACTGTATTAATCGCAAAACGATTAGGTACTGACATCAGATAGGATCCCAAAATTGGTATCTCTACTGGTCTGAGTATAAATTGTTCAGGATTAATTCAGGGTGCTCTATAGGACCTTGTCTCATATTACGTTTTTACGAAATAGGATACAATAGTCTTACAATAGGAAAGTAACTTTCAAAAACACTATCAAGTGTTTTATGATACTTTCCAACACCTAGGTGGAGTAATAAATTTCCGATTAATTCCTCATCTTTCGATATAGGAAGACATATCCATGCGTGTCGGAGATCTTAGGGCAGGACTTACGTCCGCTTTAGGAGACGATACCGCGAAAATCAACCTCTTATTAGAGGCTGAAGATTCACTGGATGTGCTCAACCTTTCCTTTAATAGGAGGGTTGAAAGGAAACGGGAACTTGTGTCCCATGCTTCTCGCAAATACTCAAAATACGTGAAAACGTATGAGAGAGCATAGCAAGGATAATCTCTGAGGCTCGTACGATTCTTAGAAGCAATACGATCCTAGAGGTCTCTATTGCTGGTCAACGATAATTTGTATCCCGATAAGGGAACTATCTAATGATTAACGTATAGAGGGTTATCCTTAGTGTTAACTAAGAAGCAAATAGGTCTTACGCCCCCCATATTATGAGAGCATGGCACCATATTACACTGTCCTGACATAACTTCTTTGAAGTATATGGAAAAGAATAGTCATAATCTGGTTCCGAACGTAAGATCATCTTGTAACAAAGTTAGCATCCTTCGGGCTCCTAATATTATTAGAAGTAGAATTATGCTTCCCATGTTAATGGATGACGGTACTATTTCCTATTGTACCGGTAGGTGATTATACATCAAGATGTACACCCTTGCACGCTGGGGGTCCTACGAAAGTAGGG